CGACTATCCACGCTGTGGCGCAAGCCTAACTACACGTTCCACCCATATGAGTATGGCGAATACATCCCCGACTCAGAGGCAGAACATCCACGTTGGCCTGACTACATCGCACCCAAGGATGCATACACTAAGAAGACATGCTTGTGGACAGGCGGTGGCTTCCGTATGCCTTGGACTGATCCTGTTAAACCTGAAGAGGGACACAGCAGGCAACACAAGAAGCTAGGTGGTAAGTCACAACGTACCAAAGACATACGCAGTGCAACACCACGAGGCTTTGCCCGTGCAGTGTATGAGTTCAACTCAGAGGTTGACACAAACCTAGATATAGCGTAATGCTTACAACATAAGGAGACAAGACATGAAATGTTTAAAATCATATGACCTAACACGCGGTTGGCAAGCTCACTACTATAACACTGGTGAGGTAATCGTTAACAACACAGACACAGGCACAGTACTACGTATGCCTCGTGACTCAGTGAATACACTTATTAAAATCATGGATGAAATCAAAAAGGAAAAGGAGACATCCTCATGAAACCACAACATAAAACAATCCTAAAGCACCTACGCAATGCAAAGCATCTTACGCTTAAGCAAGCTATGATGGACTATGATATACAGTCTTTCACTAAACGTATCAGTGAGCTACGCAAGTTAGGTTACAACATTCAGAGTGTTAAAGCTTGGCATCCTACAAAGAACCAAACTTATACACGCTACGTATTAATTGAGGAGACAGTGTAATATGGAAACATATGACATTATGGATGCTGTAGCTTCCATCACGCTTATCTTAGGCAGGAAGCATCACACTTCATCTTATGATCTACACTATTTTCGCTGGGACATCACAGATCGCGGGTTAGTAGAGTTACTTCTTGATACAGAGAAAGAACAGTTACGCTTTCTTATACCAGAAGGAGAGTACTGGACTGACTTCTTAGATTACCCAACAGATGTACAACGTATGGCCTTAAATGGTTTAGCATCAGGTTATCACTTAGAAGTAGGTGAATACGTAAAAGAGGAAACAAACAATGCAGCCTAAACATTTACCTATGTATCAACGACTCAAGCATGAGCCTAGTGTAGTACAAGTAACAGGTGCCTATCGTTTGTGGGGGCAAGACTTCCACAGCGTAGCAGCGGCAGCACGTGAGCTTAACATCTCGTACTCGTGGGCACGTGAGCAAATCGTAAACAAACGTAACGTGGATGCACCACCTACTTTAGAGAAACACAAGAATGCAGCATGGAAAGAGACATACTATGACTTATCGCGTTAACTTCTACGACATGGCAGGTAAGCTTGTCTGTTGGTACAGTACACCTTGTAAACGCAGCGCTGAATCTATGATGAACACTAAGTTCTCACGCTGTGTATTGGAGATGATAGAACATGCATAAAGATAATCGTGTAGTCCCAGCGCAAAAGCATTATGATTGGCTGATGAAGCTTGCTGATGATGCGTATTGGCAAGGCGATCAAGCTAAGGGTAAGCAGCTAGAACGTGAGGCTGCACCCGTCAAGGAAGCAATAGACAGAGGTGAGGTATGGTATCCAATGTTCTGATGTTTGCACTACCCATAGCGGTAGGCTTCGCTTACTTCTTCGGGTTTATCTACTTATGCTACAGGCACATGAAGGACAACTGATGCGTAATTACATCAAGAGAGTAGCGGTTGCACTCAGTGTATTGACAAACGTTATCCTGGGTGGCAATCTAAATCAGACATTCTCAGCGAGGAACTGGGAGTGGAAAAGGAACGGTAAGCCTAATATCGTATGGCTTATAGATGGAGTATTCGGTACAGATCATTGCAACTACTGCTGGTCTTACTGGAAAACAAGGAGACAATGGTAATGAATATCCCCAAGGGCAATGCCAAGCTTGCAGAAATCGTAGAGTTTTTCCTTTCGTCCTCTGCGTTCCGTAGGTTAAAGCTAGGTACACAGCGCGACTATGAGATCCACCTTATGGCGGTTATCAATACGAGCGTTGAAGGCAAAGACCTTGGGGCTTATCGCTGTGACAAACTCAAGGTGCGTCATGTAACGCAAGCATATGAACACTGGCTGGACACAGGTGTTCGTACTGCTAACTATCGTAAGTCCGTGCTCTCAGCAGCATGGAAACACGCTATGCGTCATGACGTTATGATTCACAACCCAGTAGCACTCATACAGACAGTGGCTCAAGCTCCTCGCCGCACTGTGTGGGATCGTGAACAGGTGCATCAATTCCTTGAGGCAGGTTACAGCGACTTCCGTTGGCGCAGCATTAGCTTGATAGTCCACATGGCATACGATTGGGGGCAGCGTGTAGGTGATATGCGGGTTCTCACCTGGGATCACGTTGACCTAGATCTGTGTCGTCTTGACTTGACACAATCCAAGCGTAACGCTGAGATACATCTCCCTATATCTCAAGGGTTGTGTGCTATGCTGCGTCAGCAGAAGGAAGACTTTGGGTTTCAACAATACGTAGCGCCAAGAGTTAGGCCACGTGCTGGAGCTTATACGCCTTATGATAAACAAGAAGTATCTATACTTATCAATGAGATACTAGACGAAGCTAATCTACCACGTGAACTAAATGCTATGGACTTACGGCGTACTGCTGTGACAGAGATGATGGAGGGTGGCGTAGACTTGGCTAACATAATGCAGGTTACTGGACACAAGAACATTGCGTCAGTTAAACCTTACATGGTAAACACATTAAGCGGTGCGACTAAAGCACTAGCAGCGAGAGGTAATGATGAAGATGAATGAAGGAAAATGGGAATACGTAGGCCGTAAAAGTAATGGCGAACCTAAGTTTAGAAAGTTTACCCATCAGAGTGTAGAACACGTAAAGGAATACTTAGATGAAAAAGGTATCGCCTATATGTACGTTGACCATCCTAAAATGTTTTTCATCTACAAAGAAAAAGAACCTAAAGATAGGTATGCTCCACGATATTCCTATTATTACACCACGGGTATGTGGGGTAGTGATAAAAGACGTAAGCATTATCACTCTAAAGGCATAGAACATTTTATAGATACGTACTACACGACATTAGAGGAAAGTAAGAAATATTGGGAGACTAAAAACAATGAAGAAGAGTAACTGGAAACTACACAGGGAATACGCTGAGTCTGTATCAGCCCTTGGCCCCTACCGTGGCGACTGCCCGTTCTGTAAAGGTAAGAATACTTTCACTGCCTCTTGCGAATTAGGAGTCCTGCAGTATAACTGTTACAAGCTAGGCTGTGACGTTGGTGGTAGGTTTGACACAGACATGACTGCCGCTGAGATACGGCGACACATGCGCCCAGCGCAAGAGGAACAACCAAAAGAGATAGAGACTATGGAGCTACCTGCCCAGTTAGTTATACCTACACCACAACATATCAAGCACAACCGATTCTTACGGCGCTGGGGTATCGTTGGTGGTACATACTATGACGTACAACAAGAGCGTGTTGTCTTTCCTATATACCACAAGGGTAGGATGATTGATGCAGTAGGACGTGCAGTAGGTACACGCAAGCAACCTAAGTGGTATCGCTACACAGGTGCAGCACACTACTACACTATAGGTGATGGCGACACCATGCTAATTGTAGAGGATGTTATCTCTGCTATCGTAGCATACCAAGAGCTATCCAATGTAACCTGTATGGCTATCTTAGGTACCACTATGAATCACAGACACTTTGAAAAGATAGGTGAGTATAACCAATCGGTCATAGCCCTTGATCCTGATGCAGTAGGTAAGACTATTGAGTATCGTAGAGAGATAGAACTATGGACAGGTAAGCAAGCTAAAGCCCTGAGCTTATCTGATGATATTAAATACCGTATGCCAGAGGATATGGAAAACTTACAGGAGCTTTGCGGCAGATGATTAAGGTAACATATATTGATCACATGGGTAGCGACTTAACAGTTGTTAACTCAGCACGTGTATCATTCGGTAAGAAGAGCCAACTTGTAGAAGGTGGGATAAAACAGGACGAGCAAGGTGATTACCTTGAGATGGTTCTGTCTGATCGTGACACCAAGCTGATCCGTTACCTAGCCAAACACAAACACATTAGCCCATTCGGTCATGCCTTTGCATCGTTCCACGTTAAAGCACCAGTCTTTGTGGCACGTCAGCTAGTGAAGCATAAGTTCCTACGTTGGAATGAGATTAGCCGTAGGTATGTGGATGAAGAGCCAGAGTTCTATCAGCCTGATGTATGGCGTGGGCGTAGTTCTGACAAGAAGCAAGGCAGTGAAGGTGTTGTCAATAGCAGTGACTTAACCCACCACTTAGAACTATTAGATGATGCATACAGTGAAATAGTAAGTATATACACATCTATAACTGACCCGAAGTACGGAATCAAAGTAGCACCTGAGCAAGCACGTATGATCTTACCACAGTCTATGATGACTGAGTGGTACTGGTCAGGTAGCTTGGATGCGTTTGCTGACATGTGCAACCTACGCCTGAAAGATGACACACAGCATGAGACTACACTAGTCGCTGAACAGATAGATCAGCACATGTTAGAACTGTTTCCTATATCTTGGGAAGCTTTAGTATATGAGGATGAATAATGAGTAAGCTACCAGAAGGACGCAAGCCACTACCAAACGAGTGGTTCATAGACAGAGCAAACATGATGGAGAATGGAAACATGAAGCAGTATGCAGTAATGATAGACGTAGATGGTGACTGGATGTATGTACCAGCTAACGCAAACATGTTCTACAATCACCCAGCGCCTAAGTTATTCCATAACAAAAGAGATGCAGAAGAGGAAGCTGCACGTTGGAACACAGGTGTAGTGGTAGACTACAAGACTAAGGCTATACTACCATTCACCCAAGAGGAACGTAAGGCTGCAATGCAAAGAGCAAAGGCTAACGGTAATGCTTAACTTTTTCTATGGTGTTGCATTTATGTATTTACTTGCTATACCTCTACTAGCCTACGTTGTGGATTCTGTGGACGAGGAAGACCACACCGCAAATTGGCGTTTTGCTTTTATGTGGCCTGTGGTTGCATTAGAAGTAATTGTACGAATTTTAATAGGAGACAAGTCAGATGGAACTGGCACTGATTAAGACACTACTGAACCGTGAGTTCTACAACAGACACAAGGGCATCAAGTGTCCTGACAAAATATTCAGCAAAGATGTGCGTAAGATAAAGCAAGCCTTAGATGGTGCGATGGAAGCTTATGATGGCGACATGACAGTTGCTGATCTTGAAGCTGTGTTCAATCGCATGAACGCAAGCATGACTACCGCTACCCGTGGTGCTTATGAAGATCTCTTTAAGCGTATCAGTATAACTGAACCCATCAAAGAAGAGATAGCACAGGACACACTATCACAGCTATTCCAACAGCATGTCGGTGATCGTGTAGCTAACTTAGGCTTTGACTTTGTTAACGGTACAGAGAATAGCCTTGAACCTTTGCGACAACTACTAGAGGATTACAAAGATGACTTTACTCCTAACCTTCGTGTTGACTGGGATGACAATAGCCTTGACACAATACTTGATGCCACGCTTTTGGAATCCAAGTGGAAGTTCAACATATCCTCCTTGGCTCGTAGGGTGGAAGGTGTTAGTGGTGGTCACCTTGTCTTGGTTGGTGCTCGTCCCAACACTGGTAAAACTTCTTTCCATGCCTCTCTACTAGCAGGTGCTGAAGGGTTTGCACATCAGGGTGCCAAGTGTATTGTGCTGTGTAATGAGGAAGCGTACACACGTGTGGCTGCACGTTACATCAGTGCGTCTGCTAACATGACTATGCAAGAGGTGCGTGAGAACAAAGCCCTAGCTAACATGCGCTATGAACCTATTCGTGGTAACGTCTTATTCAAAGATAGCACAGGTAAGGGCATGGCATGGGTTGAGGCTGTAGTAAAACAAGAGAAGCCCGACATCGTAGTACTTGACATGGGTGACAAGTTCGCTGATATTAGTAGTGAGCGTAGCGACATCACGCTCAAGACTGCAGCTATCCATGCACGTAACATAGCTAAGCAATATGATTGTTGTGTGATATGGATGTCACAGTTATCAGCAGAGGCTGAAGGTAAGGCTGACCTAAACCAAGCTATGATGGAAGGATCAAAGACAGGCAAGGCTGCAGAGGCTGATCTAATGATCCTGATTGGTAAGACACAACAAGCAGAGGGTGAGGATGAAGACCCAGTACGGTACCTCAACCTAGCTAAGAATAAACTGAATGGATACCAAGGAAAGATCACCTGTATGTTAGACGGGTCACGCTCTATCTATTCAGCATGAGGTGAGACATGAGAAACGTATTAGATGTTGAGAATAGCATCACCAAACGAAACGGCAAGGATCACTTAGATCCATTTGAGATAGGCAATCAGCTAGTACAGGTAGGTACACTAGACGTAGACAACTGGAAGAATGAAAACATAATCACGTTAGATCACGATGAGTACCAGGACAGGCAAGGACGTGGAAGGTTTGTGCTACAAAGTATCTTGGACATGACGACTCTACTGATTATGCACAATGCACAGCACGATCTTATGTGGTTGTGGGAGAGTGGATTCAAGTATGATGGCCCTATATATGACACGATGTTAGCAGAGTATGTGCTTGATCGTGGGCAGCGTTCACCCCTTAGCTTGGCTGCATGTGCTGAGCGTAGGCAACTAGAGGTACAGAAAGATGATACACTCAAACGGTATTTCAAGGAGGGTTTTAATACTAACGAGATTCCTCTCAACGATCTTAGCTTTTATCTTAGGCATGACCTTCTCACAACTAGCGGGTTGTTCCACGCAATCGAAGAAGACTACGCCAAGCCAGAGTCCTCTAGTCTTAGAACAATTAGAGACACAACCTTTGAAACCTGTAAAACCCTCACCAGAATGTACATGTCAGGAATCAAAGTTGATCTTCAAGAGTTGGGGCGAGTAAGAGATGACTTTGAAAAAGAGAAAGCAGAGATCGAAGATCGTCTACAGCGCAAGGTCAGGGAACTTATGGGCGCGACACCTATCAATCTTAATTCGCCTGAGCAGATGTCACAAGTCATCTTCTCTAAACGCATTAAGAATAAGAGGGAGTGGGCGCAGCTATTTGACTATACATCAACTGTTCAAGAATACAAAGAAGCAGTCAAAGCGAATAGTGAAACGATCTACCGCACTAAAGCGTACACCTGTCCTACATGTGAAGGGCAAGGGAAAACGTATAAAGTAAGGAAGAATGGCGAAAGGTATGCAAGACCTAACAAATGTAAGGATTGTGATGCACGTGGTTTCAAACTAGAAGAGACTGCACAAGTCGCAGGACTTAAGTTCACAGCCCCCAGTAAAGAGTGGGTCAGTGCTAACGGCTTCAGTACAGGAAAGGGGAACTTAGATGTTCTTATTGCGACTGCTAGAAACAATGGAATGCATGATGCTGAATCTTTTCTTAGCGATCTTAAACGCCTCTCTGCTATTAGTTCTTATCTTAGTTCTTTTGTAGAGGGTATAGCTAACTATACTAAACACGATGGATTCCTACACGTAGGGTTAACCCAGCACATCACTGCCACTGGACGCTTTAGTGGACGTAACCCTAACATGCAAAACATGCCACGCGGTGGTACATTCCCTGTTAAGAAAGTGTTTGTATCGCGCTGGGACGGTGGCTCAATCATGGAGGCAGACTTTGCCCAACTCGAATTCCGCACGGCGGCGTTCCTCGCGCAAGACGAAACAGCAATCAGAGAAATCGAAACAGGTTTTGACGTACACTCCTACACAGCGCAAGTCATTACTGAAGCAGGGCAACAAACGTCCCGCCAGGAAGCAAAGGCGCACACCTTCGCTCCCCTCTTTGGAGCCACTGGATATGGACGTTCAAAAGCTGAAGCCGCCTATTACCATCACTTCGTCGAAAAGTACAGAGGAGTAGCGGCGTGGCATAGGAACCTAGGAGAAGAGGCGATACGTTTCCAGAAGATCACTAACATATCTGGCAGACAGTATGCTTTCCCTGATGTAAGACGTAGGGATAATGGATCTCCTAGTCACTTCACCATGATCAAGAACTACCCAGTGCAAGGCTTTGCTACAGGGGATGTCGTACCTGTTGTACTCAATAGACTTCACGAATTGTTACAACCGTTACATTCTTGTGTAGTCAATTCAGTTCACGATAGTATGGTGGTAGATGTACATCCAGATGAAACGAATAAAGTTCTACACATAATAGAACTACTTAACCAAGGTATCAACGATCTCGTAGAAGAGAAGTATGGAGTCAAGATGAATGTACCCCTATTATTAGAAGCTAAAATAGGACCGAATTGGCTTGACACAGTTGATGTATGAGCTATAACTAAGGCTCTTTGACTTTAAAGAAAGGTACTAAAATGAGTACAGAATTAGCAGTAGCCCAAGAGCGTGGGCAATCAATGGCAGAACTAATGGGTGTATCAATGTCTGGTGGTGGTGAAGCTACCCCAAGCATTGCACGTATTGGTATGCTGCACTCACCACTCAAGGGTGAGATCGAAGTTAACGGTAAGATGATTAAGACAGATGTTGTATCTGTTGGTGCATTCATCCTTACACGTGGCGAAGAGAAAGTGTACAGCGATGGTATCACAGTGCGCATCTTTGCCCAGCGCCAACAATGGCAACGCTGGAACAGCGAGACTGAAGAGATGGAGAAGTCTGTCTTAGCTAACTCACTGAATGGTGACATGAAGGATAGCATTGGTGGGTTTAACTTAGGCCGCCCCTCTGGTTGGATCGAAGACTTCAACGCACTACCTGATGCAACCAAACAAGTCATCCGTAGTGTGAAGCGTGTCAATGTTTACTATGGTACTGTGTCTTTAGATAACCCAGTCAATGACAAGGGTGAAGCACTAGACTATGAAACATATCGTGACATTCCATTTGTTATGGATGTAAAGAACCGTGACTCACTGAAGTCTATCAACGGTGTGATGAATGCACTCAAGCGTAAGAACATGTTACCTATCATGTCCACTATTAAGTTGTCAGGTGTTGAGGATAGCATTCCTACAGGTGCTACCTTTGGTAAGATCAGTGCAGCTACTGGTGACAAGGTTGACATCGTTGAAGGTGACAATGAAATGCTCAAGGACTTCATCGAACTTATTGAGTATAGCAATGGTAAGATTCTTGATCTACATCATGAACGTGCTAAGGCTCACACAGATGAAGACGAGGGCTTAGTACAAGAGATCCTCAACAATGACTTTGTGGATGTGGATGTAGACTAATGAACCATCCAGCAGAGCTACAGGTTTATAGCTTCTTGCAATTAGCTATGGCTGGTAAAGCTAAGATGTCAAACGAGGTGGCTGAACAAGTCGCCTCTGATGTCCAAGCTGCCATGCATAAGCAATTCAATAGCGGCCCACGTGATGAGTTCCGTCTACGTATGTCTAACATTGGAAAGCCTAAGTGCCAGTTGTGGTTTGAGAAGAATGACCCTGAAGATAAGACTCCATTGCCACCACACTTCCTGATGAACATGATCCTAGGCGATATCGTTGAGGCTGTGTTCAAAGGATTGCTACGTGCTGCAGGTGCTGCATTTAAAGACAATGATGTTGTCACACTCAAGTTAGCCAATGGCAGAGAGATCAAAGGCGAGTACGACATGGAGATGGACGGTAAGATTGATGACGTTAAGTCTGCATCACCTTGGTCCTATCAAAATAAGTTTGCATCCTTCGATGCTTTGTCACACGGCGATAGCTTTGGTTATGTAGCACAGCTAGTAGGTTACGCTACAGCAGCAGGTAAAGATGTTGGTGGTTGGTGGGTAGTCAACAAAGGCAACGGAGAGTTCAAGTATGTTGATGCATCTGAGGTAGACAAGGATGCAGTGCTACAAGACATTCAAAGCCTAGTAGATTACCTTGACAACGATGAACCCTTTGAGCGCTGCTTTGAGCCAGTGCCTGAGACATACTACAAAAAGCCAAGCGGTAACCTAGTACTACCCAGCGCATGTAAGTTTTGTAGTTTCAAACATAAGTGTCACCCTACACTACAATCACTACCCTCACGGGTATCTAAAGCAACAACCCCACCAGAAGTGGACTACGTATTTATAGGAGATGGCAATGCCTAAACTAACTATCAATGAAAAAGACTATTACACTGATGACTTCAATGAAGATCAGATGAAGATGTATACTGAGATTAACCTAGCTCGTGAAGAGATGGGACGTATGGATTACTTGATGCGTGTACTTGATGCACGTTGTAATCAGCTAGGCGGCATGATTGTTCAGATCGCAGAGACACCTGCAGAAGAAGAGGTTAAGCAGCTACCAGATCAAGAGTCTGATGGCGACTAAACGCAGACATCTTAAACGTACTTATCGCAGTGGCCTTGAAGAAGAGGCTGCTGCTTTTCTTAAGTCTAGGCAAAAGAAAGTTGAGTACGAGAAGCTTAAGATTGAATGGGAAGATCTTAAGTACCGCACCTATACGCCTGACTTTGAGTTAGACAACGGTATCATAATAGAAACTAAGGGTATCTTCAGTGCTGCAGATAGACGCAAACATGTTGAGATACAGCGACAGCACCCCACCCTAGACATTCGCTTTGTATTTAGTAACGCTAACGCTAAGCTTTACAAGGGGGCTAAGTCTAGGTATTGTGATTGGTGTGAGCAGAAAGGTTTCAAGTGGGCGCATCGTGTCATACCTGAAGGTTGGTTACTTGAGAAAGGTAATCGCTCAAAAGAACAAAGACTCAAAGTCAAAAGGAGAGTGTTATGAAATTAGATCCAGGGCAAATAGCAATAGTGTTTACACCTATTGTAGATGAACAAGGTTGGACTGGTACTATACACACAGGTTTGTTGTTTGGTGACGAACAGGAACGTGAAGCAATGGCACACTCTATGGACATGGCTATTACTATGGCAGCAACAGAGAGATTCTTAGAGGATAACCCTGAGTTCTTAGATGAGTATGATTACTACAAAGAACTTCTGTTAGAAGAGATGTTCCCTAAGCAATACCAAGCTACTGTAGAAGAGATAAAGAACGAGAACAAATACTCAAAAGAAGACAACGTTATTAAGCTGCACAGATGGACAAAGACAGAGGGTAATGCATGAACATAGTAGTAGGGCTAGATGGTAAGATGGAACACATTGATCCAGTAAACAAACCACAACACTATAATGCAGGTGGCATTGAAGCAATAGAAGCTATCTTAGCTGCAACTAATGAGCAAAGTGAAGGGTATCTACAAGGTAACATCATGAAGTATATATGGCGTTACCGTTACAAGAATGGCCTTGAAGATTTAGAGAAGGCTCAGTGGTATCTAAACAAACTCATTGAGGTATACAAAGAGAAACACAAATGAATAAGAAGTTTAGTGTTACATACCTTGTAGAGGTTGATGATGATAACAATATACTTTCTTCGTTTGAGGATAATCACGAGGAAGATATATATGATCTGATAACGAATGTCATGTATGATGTTGATGACATTAAGATAGAGAACTTAGTAGTGAAGGAAAGAGGATGATAAGTGAGAAGGACTTAGAAAGCATGGGTTACTACGATATGTTTCCAGATGCTGACCCTGTTAATTGGGCAGA